AGTATAGGTAAGATAGCTTTACAATCTGCCGCTGTTGGTGCTACCGCTACAGCTATTCAAGAATCAGCGCTGCACAGTACGCAATACACTAGAACACTAGATGAGTCTATGCTTAATATCGGTGTCGGTGCTATTGCCGATGGCTTGTTAGGCGCTGGTATTGGCAAACTTACAAGACAAGATAGGGATGAGGTAACAGAGGCTATACTTGACCACGTTAAAAACGGCAGCCCTCGCAATGTTGGTGCGGCTCAAGTTGCTAGTTACGGCGGCGCTAAAGGTGAAGAAGTAAAGAAAACACTAAACCCTTTTACTAAACTAGCTCTATTTTCCACAAAGGCATCCCCAATAGGGCGAACATTACAAAGCGATAACGCTGTTGTAAGAGCTACTGCTCAAGATATGACAGACCACCAATTCAGATTAGAGGGCGACCCGACGCAATCAACTTCAGTTGAAAGCTTAATTAATCTTGATTACGCAAAGTTTGGAATATCAGAGCAAAAAGTTGCTAAGTTAGAATCTCAGTTCGCCAAAGAAGGCGGCACGGTAGATAGTTTTAACTTTCAACTAGCTGACGCTATGCGTAATGGTGATGTATCAGATAACGCCTTAGTTCAACAAGCAGCAAAAGAGTTACGTGTTCATATTGATGATGTATGGAATAGGGCGGCAGCGGCAGAAGTTGAGGGAACATTTACCCTTGATGTTGACGGCAACCCTGTACCTATAAAAACATCAACAGCAGCTAGTTATATGACTAGACGCAAAGATATAAACGCAGTACGCAATAACCCGCAAGGCTATCAGCAAGCATGGATTGATGGGTTAAAAGATAGGGCAGTAAGATATGAAGCGCAAGCCATAGAAGAAGGCTTACCCGTACCGCCACAGAAAACAGATGCAGAGTGGAAAGCGATAGCGGCAGAAATATACGAGCGAGATATTAATCTAACTGTCGGTGATTTAAACTTTAATACTGGTAACAGTAAAATACCTACACAGACAAAACAAAGAGTCGATATAAAAGATAGTTATCTTAGCGAAGGGGGTTTTCTTGTTAGCGATTGGCGCTCATTAATGGATGGTTATATGCGCTCAATGGCTCCAAAGGCTAGAATGGCCGAAAGGTTTGGTACTTACAAACTGAGCGAGTTAAAAGAAAGGTTGAACGCTGATATCATTTCCGACTCAAGAAAAACAACTAGTGATATTGCAAAAGGCGCTAACGCTTTAAAAGCACAAAAAGCACTTGAAAAGAAATCGAAAACATTAGTAAGTGAAGTTAATGATTTAACAGTAATGGCACAACGCTTAATGAATGAAACGCCGCCACCAAGCGTTAACGGAAAGTATGAAAGAATGGGTGTTAGTGTATTAAGAAGTACAAGAGCATTTAACGTAGCTTCTATGCTTGGTAATGTCTTAGTATCTTCTATTCCTGATGTTGCAAGGCAGTTGGCCTATACTATGTCGGCTAGGTATGTAAAAGCATTTGCTAAAAACTTTAACGCTAAATCAATAAGATTAAGTGGTATATCTAAAGACCAAATGAGCGCACTAGCACAAGCCATTGAAAAAACACAATCAGTACGAATAAAAGAAATAACGATGGTCGATGACCAATTCTCGGCTACGCCAATGGACAAATACGCCTCGGCAATAGCTACAAAATCGTTACAGTTAACGGGCTTTCAACATTGGAATAGTTTTGGTAAGGGTATAGCTGGTAGTTTGTACGGTGACAGGGTGGCTTCTGCCCTTATAAAAGGTAACGACAAAAGCGCGCTAAATAGACTTGGTTTTGATGAGCAAATGCAAGAAGAAATGGCAAAACAAGCTAAGTTACATTCTACAAAAACAGGCGGTCTTTATGATTTAAATTTAGACCTTTGGGATATTGACGTAACGACTAGAGAAGCGATAGAGGCGGCAGCAGTTAAAGAAAGTAATTTTTTAGTTACAACACCTGGTGCTGGTGACTTACCTGTTATGTTTGATAGAGAATACGCAAAAACCTTGTTTCAATTTCAATCCTTTGCTATGGCCGCAACTAACCGTATAATGTTACCATTACTACAGGAAAGCTCAGTAAGGTCAACCATGGAGATAGTTACTCATATGATGCTGGGTTACGCAGCGTATGAACTTAAATCGGCCTCTATGGATAGAGATATAAGCAAAGATAGTGGCAAGGATAAAGTATGGAATGCAATTAACCATACTGGATTGATGGGTTATTTAGGCGAAGTTTATCGCAGACAATACGCATGGACAGGTATAGACCCTACAGGTGTAATGGCTAAAGATAGGAAGTTTGTATCAAGGGGCGAGATAGGCTCTCAGGCTGGCCCTTCTTACGGAACAGCTAATAACATAAAGCAAGCTAACCCACTAAGTACATTAACAACAAGTGAGCAGAAAGCTAAAGCGGCTAGAAGGCTTATGCCATTACAGAATCACTTTATATTACGACATGGTTACGATGAAGTAGAAAAAGCAATAGCGCAAATAATGCCTGATAAAATTAAATAGGAATTTAACGCATGACAGTAGAAAACACGAACAGCACAATAAGTTACACAGGCAATAGCTCAGTTACTACATTTGCNTATAACTTTTTAACATACAGTACAGAGCATTTGTTCATCTATTTTGATGATGTATTGCAAACTTCTGGCTTCACTATTACAGGTATCGGCGATGATAACGGGGGAGATGTAACCTTTGTATCACCTCCCATAACAGGGGTAACTATTCGGATTGATAGAACAGTACCTGATACACAATTACTATCCTATCAAGATTACGGGCCATTCCCTCCTAAAGCTAATGAGCGAGGGCTTGACCTTCTCACAATGGCAGTACAGCAAACGTCTAGAAATTTTAATCGCGGTAAAATGGATAAACGCCCATTAGCCGATGAGAATAATATCATTGTCTTTGACGATACCGGTAACTCTAAAGATTCTGGTTTTCCTGTCTTTGACGGTGAAGCGAAGATGGATAGAATACCCAATGCTAGTGCTGGCAACTTTGTTACATTTGATAGTGCAGGTAATAGCGCTAATTCAGGTATTAATACGTCTAGCTTTTTTAATAAAATGGATAAGGCCCCTACGTCAAATATTGATAACGTTGTTATATTTGATAGTGCAGGTAACGCCAAAGATTCAGGTAAAAAGCTAAACGAAGTTGGTAATGGCGGTAGTTACATCGGTGAGAATCCACCGACGTTCCCACAACAAGGCGACCGCTGGACACGTTGCACAGATATGAAAGGGTTTATCTACTACGTTGATGCAGATAGCGCACAATGGGTAGAAGATAGACCGAGCTATGGGGAAGATACTTTTGGTGACCTATCGCAAGCTTATATCTTTGAAACAGTAGCAGACTATCAGGTTAGTCCTATAGTATTCCCAGTGGGTAAGACTATACACTTGAATGATAGGGATGCTGATTTTACTGTTATAGCGGGCACTGGCGGTGATGGTTACGGCACTATATCAAGTAGTGTTACGGGGCAATCTATATCGGTTATACTGGGTATGGTTATAAACTACAGGTCATTTGGGGTAGTTGGGGATGCTGAGACAGCAAATACAGATAATTCGGGCGCTGTAAATGCCGCACACGCAGCGGGGTCTAGCAACTGGGAAATATACCAAGGAGAGGGCGTTATTGGTTGTTCTCTTATAACACCAAAACAACGCCAAATAATACAAAATACACGATTTAAACACTGGGGTAATGGGGGGTCATCTTCTCCGATAAATGACTCACCCGTAATAACGCTTGGTGACAATGTAAATGAATTTGATGGCTTTTTAATGGATAATGTTCATGTTGACGGTAATAGGGCGGCATTTGCAAATATAAACATACTAGGGGGCGCTGATGGTGGTATGCATGGTATCGCCATTCGTGGGCGAGTCAGTGGCGTAACGTTAAGGGACGGGTCTTGTAATTTTTGCGGCACCGCAGGTATAGCTTTGGATTGGGATACGGACAGGGAAACAGCTACAGATGCACCTAATTATAGGATATCGGATATTAATATAGTCAGGTATGAGCTAAACGATAATCGTGAACATGGTTCTTTTGCTGCGTACTGTCAGCGCTTGAAGTACATAGATTGTAATGTTCGAAGAAACGGAATAGATTTGCCAGGGGGCCCATTTACAGAGGAAGACGGTCGCCATGGGGCCTTTATATCGGCTAACGGTTATTTTTCCAGGGGTATAGACATTGAAGGTTATGATGCTAATTCAGGGTTTACAAAAGTTGAAATAAGGGGCGGTGAGTATACAAACAATGCAAACGGAGCAATTCAATTCCTAGACCCTACAGCATTAGGTACTAACAGAATAGGGAGTGCGCATTGCGTCATAGAAAACGTACTAACTGGACCTGTTACAGTCGGAACAAGTACTAACACTATTAATATACAAGCAGGAAACCCCATTGCGGGGCAGTATGGGATGAACGGTATGTATATTAACGAAATAACACTACAAGACCCTATGCGAATTAATGGTGTTTCAGGTTTAAATATAACAGGTTATGGTCTAGGTACTACCGACCCTCAAGAATCAATAGAGATATTTAACTCAAGACGAATATCGACTAGTATTCCTGTAACTTCTGAATTACTACTTAATGATATTGAAGTGCCCACAGTTACTGTTGATAGTGGTGTCGCAGCCATACCGACCATTCAGTCAATTGACTATGAGCAGCCAGTGTGTGGGGTTAGTCGAGTTACTTATAAATACAAAGTCACAGGCGGCGGCGGGGCTGACGGTGACAACAATAGATTTAAATTTGTATGGGTTAATGGATTACCTGTTAATTCTAAGCGCCAGCCCTCAATGTATTCTGTGTTACATTCCACTGCAACCGTAGACCCCGCAAGCTACAACCCTGTACCAGTTGAAGCGCCAGATGGGAATATCAGAGCTTTCGTTAAAGGTACAACAGGCAATAACGACTTGATATTTTATTTAACAGTCAATGTAATAGCGGGTAAGGAATTGTAAATATATATATAATATTCTTTTTTTGTTCATCGCTCATTATTACCCAAACATAATTGAATAAAACAACCGATAAAACAACAAGCACCTAATTAACGTTAGGTGCTAAACAAATTTAAACAAACAGGATTAAAATTATGTCATGTACAGACTTCCCTTCATCGGGGCTAATACCTAACGTAACAACACA